CCAGTTCACGGCTACTTTAGAGTTGTGGGATCAGGAAGTGTTCTGAACCGTTAATTCACGCTCCTTCGCATTGTTTCAATGGCCATTCAACATCCAAGTCAAATCATCAAAAGCCAAGACGCGATTGTGTATCTTGGCGAATTTTCCGGCGCTCGTCCTACTGCTTCCGTCAGCACCGCCGGCGTGATTTCCATCACTAACCAGCCGAGCGAGATGGAATACCTGACCGGCGTTACTAATGCTTCAGTGGCCATCAATGACAACGAGCAAGAGTACTATCTGCTCGGCAACGGTGGTTTCGCTGACAGCGTTATCACCACCACTCGGGCTCAGGCTTCAATCACCACTTACTTCCAGCGTGACCTTGATGGTACTGGCACTAGCCAAGCTGTCCAAACCACTGGCTACGACGAAGCTCTGGCTCTGGCTCTTAAAGCTCGCAACGACAAAGACGCTGAGCTGTGGGTCGAGGTGTACAAAGAGATCACCGATCTGAACTACGACCTCACTTGCTTTGCTGCTCGCGTGATGAACTACAGCGAGAGCTATCCTGCAGACAACCTGATTGAGGTGACCTTCGATCTGATGAGCCGTGGTCCTGTGAAAGCTGGCACTATCGGCCTGAGTAGCACGGTCTTGCCTTCTGCTCCTGGCTCCTGATTGCTTCAAGCTTTCAATGTTCTTTTTAGCCCCCGCAAGGGGGCTATTTTATTGTTATGGATGTTAAGCAATTACGAGAAGTGATCGAAGATGCTCTTGTGAGCATCGTCGGAACTTACACGCTTCCAAACAACACTACGCTTCCAGCGTTTTATGTGGACGGGCAGCATGGAGTGCCGAAGGACTGGAAGATTCAAGGGCTGGAAGTCGTCATTCAAGAGTTTCCCACGCCAAACCCTCGCGCATGCGTCGGTACGGGCCTTGAGCGAAAGTTTTGGACAGTCATCATGACTGACTATCAACCGGCCTCCAGGAGCCTCCTAGACGCGATCAACGCGCTGAAGAAAAGGTTTCCTGATGGCGAGTACAGGTTTCGCGCAGAGAACGAAACCGTCTATGGTCAATGCCTGGTGAACATTCCAGACTTTGACATTTTCTTCTTGAGATGAAACTGCTGACCAGCGATTGCAAAAAGGTTTGGTTGTTCAATGCTCAGGCTGATAAGCCATTCCTAAAAGCTGGTCTTGCTTGCTTTATGCCTGGTTGTGAAAGCGAGGTAACATTTACGGTGAAAGACCGTCAGGTGAAAGTCTCGTTGCCAGCAAGGGTGGTTAATGCGACCACTTCTATGCGAATGCTTAACGCTAGACTATCCCTGCTCTAATCCTCTCGCAATGAGCAAGTATTCAGACTTCTTCCTGCTAGGCAAGCCGGAGTATCAAACTATCGGAGATCGACTGCGTCTTCGCAAGTATGGAAGCTGGTTGGCGGAAGAAGCTTGGACTCGTGAAGAGCAAGGCCGCAGGCGTGCCTCATTTAGCTTGAGGGCAATTGAGCTTGCTCGAAAAATCTCTAAAGAGAAAGGCATTTCGGAGGACGAGGCTTTTGAAAGCCTCCAAAAGGCAGACGAAGATCGTGACGAACTGTTTGTCGAGTACTCGGAAGAAATCAACGCGATGATGGCGGCGATGCCGTCAAACAGAGACCAGTTTGAAGAGTTGGTCACCTTGTTCTTTCAAAACCGTGGACAAGTCAAGGTTGAGAAGAAGTGGGAAAGCACTGAAGATTGGAGCGTAGAAGACACTCGTATGCTTCCTCAAAATTTCCTGACGGAAATTGAATACTTCATGACCATTGAAGATGAAGTGCTTGACGTTAGCGACGACGAAGAAGAAGCCCCAAAGGAAGCTACCTAGAGCGGCTGGAACAGTTTTGTGATGCTGCTTTAAGCAGCGTCACTGACTGGTCAGAGATTTACTGCCGCATTGCGACTCTTTCGTTGTCCGATCCGATGTTTCATGCGGATCGCTTTGGAAGAGTCCCAGTTTTGCTGCTTAAGCGTTTGATTGGCATCGCAGATAGCGAGAAGCAACAGATCATCAACGCTCATAGCATTTCCACTGCAAAGCTGGGGACAGTCGTTGTTAGCGCTCTCGGCGGAAAGGCTTCGAAGTTGGATGAGTTCTTGCCGTTTGCTGTCCCACGCAGCGATAGGCAGATTTCGATCGAAACAGAAGAAGCCATGAGATGGGCTCTTAGTAACGAGAAAATGCCCGGACAAATTGTTGCAATGATCGGTGCAGAACTCAAGAAGTAGAATACCCTTGTCCTTGCTAGATTTAAGACATCAGATTGTCTTGACCTCGTGCCAATTCGGGACAATGTTACAACTAAGCTAATTCAGCTTGAAAAGATGCCTGAGCGCGTCTTTGAACAGGCGATGGATTGGGCTGAAGAGGATCTTCAAAGACAATTTGACGTTCTTTTACAAACCAATTCACAGAACATAACATTTCGACGTAACGGGCAAGTTATTACTCCAGGCACTGCTAGAGACTTGGTTGACCTTGGCAATCTAAAGAGAAGTCAGCGTCGTGTAGACGGTAAAAATGAAACTGTTTTCACTTGGACTGGTGGCCGAGGCGAAGAATATGCTGCGTATGTTCACGACGGATATGTTCCAAAGTTTCCGGGTGGCGGCAGAGGAAGACGCGTTGGTCCGAGACGGTGGACCCAAGCTACGATTAGAGGACTTGAGAGCGTTATTGGTGCGTTAATAGCCAAGGAGCTGAAGTAAGACATGGCTAATGCTCAATACGATCTGATTCTGAATCTCCGCGACAATGCGGGGAAAACGCTTAAGGAACTCAAGAAAGAGCTAGCGAATCTTTCCAAGGAGTTTCACAAAGCTGAGATAGGAAGCGAAGAATTCGTTCAAGCTGGCCAAGACATTCTCAAGGTAGAGAAGAATGTCAAGAAGGTTTCAAACGCATTTAGAGACCAAGAGCGTCAGATTCACTCAGCCACAAGAGCTGTTGCTCAGTATCGGGCAGGGCTGGCCCGAATGGGTCAACTCGACCGTAAGATTGCAAGCCCTATTGGTGGAGCGACCGACATCTTTGGCAGCCCGGCCCAGCTCCAGGCGATGCGGCAGGCTCAGGAAGAGACAGAAAGAATTGCTCGTGAATACAGGCGAGTTGAGACAGCAGCCAGGAGAGCGAAAGAAGAAGCAGTAGAGCTGTTCCGAATTGGCATGAAAGCTCGCCAAACTGGCGACTTTACGGGCACTGGAAGTGTTATTGCCAGTCCCCTTCGAGGAAGAGCTAATCAAGCTGGCAGCCCAGCTAATCGAGACTTTGTAGCCAATAGAAGGTCTGCTCCCAAGATTGAAGTTGGCTCTTTTAGGGCAGTCGAGATCAAGCTTGAGACTTTGCGTGACAAGGCGAGTCGAGTCAAGCCTGACACCGAGGCATGGAAAAAGCTTCAGAGGCAACTGAAGCAGACCGAAGACACCATGGCGCGGATGGAGAAGAAGCGCATTCCTCGTGGTCAAAGAGCCATGGGCATGGCCAGAGGTGCAGCAGGAGCTTTAGGAAGGGGTCTTTCTGGAGCTGGTGCCGCTGCATTAGCCGGTGGTGGCGTTGGAGCAACGATTGGCAGTGGTATTGGCCTGATGTTGGGCGGCCCCTTGGGCGGCTTGGCAGGTGCTGGCATTGGTCAAGCTGTTGACCAAATGGGCGCCATGGCTGCAAAAGCCGTAGAGTCTTACAACGCTGTCGAAAGGATGAAGCGTGGCTTGGCCATGGCTTCTGTTGATGCGGCTGATTTCGCTGAATCCAATGCTCTTGTAAGGGAAAGCAGCCAAAAGCTGCTGATGCCTTTGGAGAAGACGTATAAGCATTTCTCGCAGCTTCGGGTTAACACCAAACAGTTCGGAATGTCTGCGAAAGAGACGCAGAAAATTCTTGAAGGTACGGCTCTGGCGGTATCATCAACTGGCGGTTCAATGGAAGATGTAGACGGCGCAATGAGGGCCGTCGTTCAAATCTTCTCCAAGGGTACTGTGCAGGCCGAAGAGCTCAGAGGCCAGCTCGGGGAGCGCTTTCCAGGAGCCGTGGTCAAGTTCGCTCAGGCGAACGAAATGAGCATGCAGGAGCTCCAAGACGGCCTCAAGAAAGGCCAGATTGGAATTGCTGAGTTCGTCAAGTTTGCTGAGCAAAACTATCAAGACTATGCCGAATTTGCAGATCAACTAGCCACTGCTCCTGAGTATGCCGCTCGCAGGGCTGAGATTGCTGTTGAGCAAATGTCAATTCAGATTGGCAAGTCATTTGCTCCGTTAGGGCTTGAGTTCCAGCAATTGTTTGCTGATGCCCTTACGGCGATCAACGACTTTATGGTCGAAAACGAAGATGCCATCAACACTTTTGTTCGTGACCTGCAAGTTGTCATTCGCAGGTTGTCTGATTTCGCAGGCAAGGTGGCTGAAATCGCAGGGAAAGTGGCTGAATTTTTGGGGCCTGCTATTGATAAGTTGCGTGAGTTCTTGGGACTTAAAGGCGCTCGCGAGCTTACCAGCGAACTGGAGACAGTTAAAGCCGAGATGGCAGAAATGGAGGAAGCTGGAACCGACCGAAAGGCAAGAACGAACCGAGCTGGCACGGAGATTGGCGGTGAGGTGATGACTAGCAAGTACGCCCGACTGGCTCAGCGAGCGACCAATCTCAGAAAGATGATTTCTGGCGCAGCAGAGGATGCTACTCAGCAAGCCGTAGACCGAACAACGGACGCTGCTACAGGCGACAAGACTTACAGTTTTGGCGGCGCTCCAGACGACCCCCTCGATCCCAACTTCAAGTCGGGCGGAAACGCTACTGGCGGCGGCAAGAAAAGGGTGGACATGACTCAGAAGATGGCCACTCTTCAGGAGAGAATTCGCAAGATCAAACTGGGTATTGCGAAGGAAGATGGCACCGGCAATGAGTTGCTCTTGATGCGAGCAGAGGCTGAGGCCGACATCTTGGCGATCAATGAGAAGCAAATGCTGCCTAGAGAAAAGGCTGCAGCCATTGCCGAAATTAAGAACCAGCTCACGATTGATGAGATTGAATTCATCAAGCGACAGAGCGAAGAGCTTGCCAAGAACATCTTGCTAGAAGAAGAGCGCAAAGATGCGATCGCTCAAGCCTTGTTCGACCAAAAGGTCGCTGCCGGAGAAGTTTCTGAAGTGGAAGCCGCCATCGCAGAATTCACTCGTCAGCAACTTGAAGACAAGAAAGAGTTCATGAAGCTAAAGCCCACCCCAGAGCAGGTTGCTGCATTCGAGAGTGGACAAGCTGCGGCTGCGGATAATTTTGCTGCTCCAGGAACACTCAAGGCGAAGATGAAAGATCTTGAGGCAGAGATGGAAACGATGACCAAGTTTGACACCATGGCCATCAAGACTGCCGATACTTTTGAGCAAGAGTTTGGTAGCGCCATCAGTAGTGTCATCCAAGGCACTTCATCCATGAAGGACGCTTTAGGCAACATGTTCGCCAACATGTCGAAGATGTTTGCTGACATGGTGGCTCAGATGATTGCGAAGTGGGCCACACTTCAGCTCGTCAAAGGACTGGGCAGCGTGTTTGGCGCTAGTGCTGTTCCAGGCGCTGCAAATGGTGCAGTGTGGGCAGGTGGCTTCCAGCCATTCTCAGCCAATGCAATCAAGCCATTTGCTAACGGCGGCATCGTCAAAGGCCCAACATTGGGTCTTGTTGGAGAAGGTCGTTACAACGAAGCTGTGGTTCCCCTTCCAGATGGCAAGAAGATTCCCGTGGAGATGGGCAAGAATGCTGGCGGAAATGTCAGCAGCAGTGTTGTGGTCAACATCAACAACAGTGGCGGTTCTGACTCCTCTACTTCAGGCTCGCAAGGCAATCAACTTGCGAAAGGAATTGAGGGTGCTGTCAAGGATGTTATCATGCGTGAGATGCGTCCAGGCGGCATGATCGCATCGAGAAAGTAATCAATGGCACAACCTACGCTGTTTACAAAAGCTCAATCTGAGCAGTTGTTTGAATTTGGCCATACAGTCAAAAAGTCAAGGCGTGTTCGCCGCTTTGTGATGGGCAATGGGTATGAGCAGGTTACTCCTGATGGTATTCAGACAGAGATGCGAACATATCGCTTAAAGACAAAGCCGATAACAGACGATGAGGCAGCTTCTTACGATGATTCTTTTGATGACCTGAACGGAGATTTCTTCTACGCTCAGTTCATTCATGATGACGAGCTCTACAAGTACAGGCTCGAACCAAACGAGTGGTCGATTGAATCAATTGGACCAGATTCGAATATAATTTCGTTCACAGTGCGACGTATTTACGACTCACGGAGTTAGGGCTGATGTCCAAAGACAACAGGTACGCAGAAGAAGGTACTTTCAAGGCAAACCTTTTGTACCAGCGAGATGCTGGTGACATCTCCACGTCTGAGTACAACAATCGCCTAGCAGGCAAAGAGGCGATTGATGGAGATGCTCAAAAGGGATATTACGACGCTGTCATTGAATTGTTTGAGCTAGATTTGCGCCCCTTAAACATTGCCAGTGTTAGCACTGAACGTTATTTCTTTACCAATCAGGTGATGCCTGATGGCTCCAAAATTAAATGGCGCAGAAACGACAGACTGGACAGTGCGGCAACAACTACATACGAGCCCTTGCCTATTGCGGCCACGGGATTTGAGCGCACAACTAAGGGGCAAATTCCAACACCAGAGTTAACTGTGTCAAACATCTTTGGCACGTTCTCTGAGACCATTGAAGACTTAGACGACTTGATCGGGGCAAGACTAGTTCGCCGAAGAACTTTGTTCAAGTATCTGAAGGGTCAGCCAAACGAAAACCTTCAAAGTTACTTCCCGACTGACTATTTTTACATTGAGCGCAAAGTCTCGGAGAATAGCCTCTCTCTCAAGTTTGCACTTGCTAGTCCTCTGGATTTAGAGGGACTGCAAATTCCCAAGAGGGTTATCACGCAGAACCATTGCGTCTGGCGCTACAGGGGAGATGAGTGTGGGTATAACGGCGGCCCTGTGGCCGATCAATTTAACAACCCAATCTCCACAGGAAGCGCTAACACTCAGGCAGAGCGCGATTACAACGCTGCACTTTCAACTTACGAAACGAAGCGAAAAGAATATCAAACAAAGTTAGCAGAAAGGGCCGCCAAGCGAACAGAGAGAGATTTGGCTTGTAGAGGGACTGGCGGAAAGACTTTCGGCGGTTTTAACGAAGACGACAAAGATAAAATTTCATTCGCTTTGCCGGGCATGAATGATCAGAACGATGACAACAAGCAGGTCACAATGGTTGTTTTCAAGGGTGACAACGTTACTCATCTTGCCGAACCTAATGCAAATGCTCAATACAAAATGGATACAAGCAAAAGAATTACAACGCCATACGACAACTATGGGACAGGCCCTTTGTACACAATTGAAAAATTCACATTGATCAATGGTGTTCGCATAGGTGGCGGAGTAGATTCTGGCATTAAGAGAAAAAAGGCTTCAAATGCAACGTTTGCTGTTGACCCAGGGCGAGACAAGAGAGGACGAGATCCTGACCCAGATAGCAGTAATGATTTGGAAAACATCTTCGCAGTGTACGACGGGAGCCCGGTAACTTTGTCGACCACTGGTGAGTATGGACTAGGAGCCAAGCAAGGGTCTGATGATGCTGATCAGATTGATCCCGTCAGATTTGTACAAAAGATTGAAGCGGGTAACTGTGGCGAGAAAGAACAGGAGCTCAATACACTCGATGGAGAAGTTACCCAAGCAGAAAACGCTATGAATGCAGCGAAAACTGAGTTAGATGCCGCTTTTGCTGCTTTGCCAGCCGGAAGTTCTATTTATGGTCAAGACGTTTGCGGCAAAAAACTTTCCAGTTGCAAGCTGCGTTTTTCAGGAGACTTGCCATTCGGAGGTTTTCCAGGAGCTAACTTGTCTCGATGATTACTACTGAACTCAAAAAAACAGTTGCTGCTGACTGTTTTAAGCGTGGAAATATTGAAGCTTGTGGCTTCATTGTCGACGGAGTGGTCATTCCCTGCGAAAACACTTCGGCAACCCCTGAGACTGGTTTTGTGATTGCACCAGGAGACTATGCAAAGGCTGAAGAGCTGGGCACGATTGAATGCGTCTATCACTCTCATATCAACTCCAATGAGAAGTTCTCTGCTCACGATGTAGGAGTTTGCAAGCAAAGCAATCTGCCCTGGTTGCTGTACAGCACAAACACTGGGGGGTTCCGCTACGCCGATCCACGAGGTAATGCTCCTTACTTAGGACGTGATTGGGTATATGGCATTCACGATTGCTATAGCCTGATGCGAGATTTTTATAGGCGCGAGCTGGAAATCGTTTTAGACGATTTCCCCAGAGGAGAGGAGGGCGAGTGGGAGAATGGTACTTGGATGATGTTTGTCAACAACTACAAAGGACAAGGGTTTGTCGAGGTGGACAGGCCGGAGAAGTATGGTGATTTCATTTTGATGAACATCGTTGCGCCAACGCCAAACCACGCCGGAGTGTTCCTGCCTGAACGGAATTGCTTCTATCATCATCTAATGGACAGGCAGTCTGAAAGGACTGTTTGGGGAGCTTCTTGGTCCCGCATGACTTACAAGGTTTTACGCCACGAGAGCCTGATGTGATGACAGAAGAAAGACTTGTCAAAGTAAAGTTGCTTGGAGAAATGGGGCGTCGTTTTGGGCGCGAATACGAGTTTATGGCTCGCAGCGCAAAAGATGTATTTAGCGCTTTGACCCATCAAATAGAAGGCTTTTCGGAATACATGTACACGGCTCATGAAAACAACATGGGCTTCAAGGTGATTAGCGATGATCCCGAAGGCATGGGCTACGAAGGGATGATGATGAGCTGCGATCGGCTAATCATTGCTCCAGTGATTGCAGGCTCTGGAGGCGGCGCAGGAAGGATCTTGCTGGGAGCTGCCTTGATTGGCATGATGTTCATCCCAGGTATTGGCGCTTTTTCGACTGTGGCTGCAGGTAAAGGTATTTTGGGTGGCACCATGGCATTCACGACCATGGGTTCTTTGATGTTTGGCTTGGGCGCCAGCTTGATCCTTGGCGGCATTTCGCAGCTACTTGCTCCTGAAGTCGAAGCGCCAAATGGCGACAGCGACAAGAAGGAAAGCTTTATGTTTGACAGAGCAGCAGAGTTGACCACTCAGGGCTATCCCATGCCTCTGGTGTACGGCAGGTTTCTTTGCCAGTCGCCGTTGGTAATTTCTTCTGCCATTGAAACCATTAAGACTTGACAATGTCCGATTTTGCTGAGGAAGAGAAGCTGGTACAACTGTCAGGTTCTGGCGGTGGTGGCAAAGGAGGTGGCGACCGCAAGCCTAAAGAAGAAGATGACAATCTATTTAGCAGAGCTGAGGCGACTGTTCTCCTTGCCATTGCAGAAGGGCCTATTGAGGGGTTTGCTGAAAGCGAAAAACAAAGCGTCTACTTAAACGACACTCCCATTGAAAACGAAAAAGGAGACGCCAACTTCGATGGGACCATAGAAATTAGTTCCAGGAACGGACAGGTTGACCAAGACCCTCTTAAAGGTTTTGACGAAGTCAAAATTGAGCAGTCCGTTGGCATTCAATGCGCCCACGACGTAGCAGTTCCTATTACGACATCGACTACCAATCTTCAAAAAATTATTGTTCGAGTGGGAGTTAGTGCGCTATACAAAGTCGACGATGACAATGGAGACATTAGCGGGACAAAAGTAAAATTTGATATCAACATTACGGACGCGCTTGGGGCTCAACTTTACAACGAAGGGCTAACGATTGAAGGTAAGACCAGGGGGTCTTACGACGAAGAGTATGAATTTAACGTTGATAGCAACAGTACTGGGCCTTGGACTGTAAGCGTTACGCGTACCACAGAAAATCCTGACAGTGTCACGGATGCCAACGATTTGTTCTTCAAGGCCATTGTGGGCGTCTTGGAAGAAAGCTTCAAGTATCCGGGCACGGCCTTAGTGGGTCTAACGTTTCCTTCTGAAACTTTTAGTTCTGTTCCTTCAGTGTCTGTTGACTTGCGAGGGCTCAAGATTAAAGTACCAAAGAATCGAACAGAAAACCTTAATGGCGATGTGAGCTATTCAGGAACTTGGAACGGCGAATTTGAGAGCGATCCAAAGTATTGCACTAATCCTGCTTGGATCTTTTACGACCTGTTGACCACCAATCGCTACGGCTGCGGAGTCATGACCAATAACTCCGGCGATGAGGTCGGGCCTGGAGTTCGAGAAGAGGATATTGACAAGTACGCCTTGTATGAAATTGGGAAATACTGCGATGAACTGGTTGATGATGGTCGGGGTGGAAAAGAGCGTCGTTTCACTTTTAACGGCTACATCAACAACAGGGGAGAGGCTTATCAAGTATTGAATTCGATTGCAGCCTGCTTTAGGGGCATGCTTTACTTTGCAAGCGGCGGAATCGTAGCCACCCAAGATAAGCCTGGCGATGTGGTGAAAGTGTTTAGCCGATCCAACGTGATTGAAGAAATAGGTAGCGATGGAGTGGTGACAACTCCCGCCTTCAACTACGAAGGAACGAGCCGCAAGGCTCGAAAAACCGTTGCATTGGTTTCTTGGAACGATCCAGAAGACAGGTACAAAACAAAGTTGGAATACGTCGAAGACTCGCAAGCGATTGAAAATTTTGGGTACAAAGAGCTAGAAGTCCGGGCTTTCGGTTGCACTTCTAGAGGGCAGGCTCAACGCATGGGTCGATGGGCATTGGTTACTAATTTGACAGAGAAAGAGACCGTTACGTTCAGGGTTTCAGCCGAAGGCTTTTTCATGATGCCTGGCGAGCTGATTGAAATTCGAGATGAAGCTAAATCAGCAAGAATTGTGGCCGGTCGTGTTCGAGAAGGATCGACGGCATCCACCATTCTTGTTGATACATATTCCACGCTTGTGAATGGCGCCGCCTACGAGGTGACCATTGGAGACCAGACCCTAGGAGTTGCAGAGTCTCAAACTCGCAGTCAGTCCACAGAAGCGCAACCCAAAATCATTCCATCTAGTGCATTTAGTCAAGCTCCTTCTGCGGGGGATCCTTTTTTACTTCGTGAACAGAATGGAGCGAAGCCTAGGACTTATCGAGTTGTTGGGATTATGGAAGGCGACGACGGCACTGTAACTGTTACTGGAACTCAATACAATGCCAACAAATACGACACTGTCGATTTAGGCACATTCTTTGACGCGGGAGTTGCTTCTGTTGCCAGTGTTACTGTCACTCCTACAGTGGACAAAGGCACAATCAAATTGGAGACCTCCTGATGCCAAGGATCGAAGCAAACTGGTCCTTTCCACGGTATTCGGATTACTCAATTTTGAATCTGGTCAGTCCTGCCGTTTGTTGGCAAGAGCCAAGAATTCACCCTTTGGTGAAAAGATTTCGCGTACAGGTTTACTTTACGGAAGACGCGAGAACTTTAGATTTAGGGACTACGGAGGAAACGTACATGGCGATTCCTTCCGATGATTATTCGCTATCAAGTTCGTATAGGCTTCGCATTGCTACAATTGGAGCGGATGGCCGGCAGTCATCATATGTTGAAAGTGACACGCTTGTTGCTTCAACTTTGAGGTTTGACTTTTCTTCTCTGAGGACTGTCACTTTGCCTAGCGGCCAAAAGATTAAATCTCAACGCCTCCTGTTTTTGGTTATTTGACTCATGGCCCTTTTTGGACTTGATGCTGCAGGCAATTCCGCTTACGTTCAAGCGGACGGACAAGGCACGCAGGCTACGCCTTATGTGATGCAGCACGACCTGCTGACGACTCAGATGAAGTCGGCTTTTGCTAGTGGCACTGCTAGCGCTGATGTCGTTGCCGCTGTCACCAGCAAAAAGGTGCGAGTGATGAGCTTGATCATCACAGCAACAGCAGCCTGCACTGTGCAATTGCAAAGCACCAATCTCAGCACAACAACTGCTACCAATCTGACCCCAGCTTTCCGCTTGCCGGCAGATGGCAATTTGACCATCTCCAATGAGCTTGGACTCTTTGAGACGTTATCTGGCGAAAAATTGAATGCAGTTGTTTCCGCTGGTGGTGATTACACCGTAATGGTTACCTATCGGGAGGTCTGATTATGACGCGCATCGTCGGCACGCTGTACGGGCCAGACGGCCCGTTAAATGGTCGCCTATTCATCAAGCCATCTACTCCGTTCATCGGATTCACGAAAGGAGTTTCATTCAAGATTGTTGATGGACAAGTAGATATTGAACTTCCTCCCAATACTTCTACAACGGTTTTTCACGCGGGCTGGAGGGATAAGTTCGACCCAGGCGTTGTTGAGTACAGCGAGCGCTGGCATGTGCCTCGTGGCATTGAAGTGTCCTTGGATGTTGTTCGAGGACTGAAGCGTCGAGAAAGCACACAAGCTGGTCGCAGCACTGCCGGTGTTGATCAAGCGATGTGGAAGATGGAGGCAGAAAAAGCTCAAAAGCGAGCTGAAGAGCTGGATAACGACTTGAAGAAAGCCCTTCTTGCGATCAAGGCGCTTGAAGGCAAGAGTGCTTCAGCAGCAGGAAAGTTGGCATCAGTTCAGTCGGAATGTGCCGTACTTCAGCGCAAGCTTGCAGAGGCTCAGAGGCCAGAGGTGCGCACAGAGATTGTTGAAAAGGAAGTGCTATCAGACACGGCCAAAGCGGCACTGAAAGTTGCTCGCAAGCAAATTTCAATCATTCAGGCTGAAAACGAAGTGCTGCAAGAGCAGGTGCAGGCAGGCATTGAAGCCACTACGCACTTTTCTAATCTTGAAGCTGAGGTGGATAGACTTAAAATTGAAAGACAAGATCTTCTCAATCGTATAGAAGAGTTGAAGCAACCTCGCCGGAACACTTCTTCCTTGCGCAAGGAGATGATCGCCAATCTCGACAAACTGATTGACGGCTAATGGAAAGTATTAACGTAACAGTTCGCGAGGGCGACAGCTTCGACGAGCTGTTTTTGGCGTTTCAGAAACCTGTTGGCACTCCTCATGACTTCTCTGGTTCTGAGGTGGTGGCTCAAATCAAAGACACGTTTTCTGCCTCAACTGTTGTTGACAGCTTTGGTATCACCAAATTGTCGACGACTGGTCATCTAAAACTTGCTCTAACTTCTTCTCAGACAGAGGCCTTGGGCCGTTTTGTTGCCTCTGGTTACGGCGAGCGAAATGCGGAGTATGGAATTGTTCAGCAGGCTGCTGACCCGGAAGACAGGTCTTCTCCCTACCTGTGGGACTTGAAAGAGCTGTATTACATTCCTGAAGGCAGTGGCATTGCTTCTGTAACTTCTGGAACCGTGATTGATGCTGGCCTGGGAACTAGCAGGATCAGGATTACAACCAGTGGCAATCATAATCTCAATCCCAATGACATTGTTCGCGTCGCTGGTACTACTGTTGCCGGCTACAATACAACTTATACCACCAACACTTTGAGCATCGTTTCCAATACGGTGTTTGAGATTGTTCCAGGCTCTGGCGGCACTCCGAACTTTAGTTCTAATGCAACTGGCGGTACAATCAATGTCTTGAAGGAAGATACGATTGTATTGGGCACGCTGCAAGTTCTGCCTCGCATCACCTCGATCTAAGAAACAATGCCTGACATTGAAGAAGGTAAACAGGTAGTAACAGTTGGCCGCTCAGAGCCTATTGCTGCTGGTCAGGCCACAATGGCCAACTCGCTGCCAGTTGCCATTGCCAGCGACCAGTCTCCTGTTCCGATTCTTGACAACTTAAGTGCTCCTAGCGAGGTGCATGATGACCTGCTTGGCAACCCTCGGGTGCAGAGCAGCTTGCAGCTTTGGGACTCCACGAACATCCTTGCCATCGATCCGAAGGCTTGGAAGACCACTACTGACGATACTGGCACCCCTGACTATTCAACGGTCACGCACCTGCCCTTGGAAAGCGGCGCTCAGTTGCTGGTTAACACCAATGCAACTAATGCGACCACTGCTCAAATGCAGAGCCGCCTGGTGTTCCCCTATCAGACTGGCCGCATCACTGACGTGAGCTTTGGCGTGTCCATGCTTAAGGACACCAATGCCACGATTGAATTTGGCATTTGGGACGACAAGAACGGCTACATCATTCGCGTGGTGGGCAACGATCTGTTCTTCGTTCGTCGCACCAACTCTGGAGAAAGTCCGCAAAACCACGGCGCTCCCGTGGGTTCCACTGACTTCACCATTAACGACGCCAACAGTCTGTACAACGGCAGTCGCTACCGCACGTTGCCTGCTGATCCTTCCGTGATGGAAGAGATTGTTCCTCGCAGTGCATTTAACGGCGACAAGCTGGATGGCCAAGGCAGCAGCATCCACACGCTGAGCCTGTCCAACGTGACGATGTTCCGCATCCAGATGGGCTGGTACGGCGGTTCTGCTGCCCGTCTGATGGCTTATGTGCCGAAGGACGAGAACCTGGCCAGCGGAGAGGTTGCGAAGCAAGCTCGTTGGGTGACAATTCACCAGCTCAACACTTGCGACCGGATTCCGTTCCCTAGTCTCGGCAATCCCAATCTGCCGATGACGTTCCGCGTCACCAAGGACGGCAATCTTACGCAGGCTGTCTATTTGAAGATTTACGGCACCAAGGCCGAAATCGATGGTGGTGATGCTTCTAAGTACGACATCTTTAGTCAAGCTGGTGCTCCTGCTTCCATCGACCCTGGAACCAGCCGTCCTCTGCTGACAATTCGCTGCAAGGAGAACATTGTCAACGCTGATGGCAACAGCAAGACCAACATCATGCGTGTCGTGCCGTTGATGCTCAACCTTTCCAGTGAATATCGGACTAAGTTCAGCTTGATCAAGAATCCCACCGGCCTGAACATTGCTGGCACCACGGTTGATCCTGCTGATGACACTGCCAACTTCACTTCCACGGCACAATTGTCTGCCATTGAGTACAACACCACTGCAACCGGCGTGACTGGTGGTGACACTGTCGCCACGTTCTTCGCTGGTGATGATGATGGTCAAAACATTATCTTGCAGGAAGTGTTCCGTTACAACCGTGAATTCCTCACTCGTCCTATCTCCAATGAGAGTGGGGATGCAGGGGATGTGCTGACCCTGGTTGCTGAAAGCATTGCTGACAGCGGCAATACAGTGAATGGCTCCATCACCTGGGGCGAACGGTAATTAAAGGATGGCTACTTACCACCAGCTAGATCATGA